AAGACGCTCACTGCCGTGGCGAATGAGGGCTTTGGCATGCGCATGCAGGAGATTACGGCGCCGTTCCTCGACGGCGCGCCCAAGCTCTCTTCGCTGGAACAGGCGCGCGCGAAGCGGCAAGAGATGAAGGAGTCCCGCGAGCGGCTCTTGCAGCGCACCAAGGACCTGACGCCGGACGAACGGCAGATGGAACTGGCCGAGTTGCAAGAGATGGATCTGGGGCTGCAGTGGCCGGATGCATACGTCTACCAGTCGCACGCGCACTTGGAGCGCTTCGGCCTCTCAACGATTGGACGTCGCGACCAGCGGAGTCCGTCGCTGCCGCTCGTGACGCTCGAGTCGCTAGACGACTGGTCGCTGGAACTGCTGCTCGGGCGCATTGGCGTGTACGAGAACAAGACGCTGACGGCGCACCAGCGCATGTTGGTGCTGGACGCCTTTGCGGACCTGGGCATGATCTTTTCGGGTCGCGAACTGGTGTTTGGCACCAACATTAGCAACCTGACCAATCTGGTCATTACGCCGTCGTTCGGCGAAGTGGCGGACCGCGGGGTGCTCTACCAGCTCATTGGCCGCATCGGGCGCGTGGGACACTCGTACGAGGCCCGCGTGCTGGCGTCGTCGGCGCGCGTCATGGACATGATCTTTTCCTGGCAGACGGAAGAGGATGGCGACTTTCGGCATTCGCTCGACCACGTCGTGGCCAGCAGCACCGTTCGCGTGTGAGCGAAACAAGAAGAGAGTTATGGTTTGTTTACGTGTTCTCATGATGAATTCATGATCGTTTCTTGCGAGACAAGCACCCCATCCTCTTCCATTTGATGAAGAAGGACGAGGGTGCACGAGTGACGTACGGCGACATTGCCAAGATGCGAGTCAGCGTCTTGTCATCCCCGTATCTGTTGAGTGGACTCGCTTCCGAGCACGTTGACATGGTGGCTGCGATGAGGTTCAATCGACCTCCGGATGCACCCGCCCGGCCTGATGTTCTCCTGAACCTGATTGAAAAGGCGCCACATGACCGCAGCCTGGAGTCCGAGCTCGTCAGATACCTAGCGGATCGTCCGGAATACATCCCGCTCTTTCTGGACATGACCTCCGACACTTTCCATCACAAGGTGCTCAAAAGTGACGACGGAGAGACAGCACCGGACTTTCGCCGTCCGGTCTTTCGGCAGAGTGTGCGGATACAAGAGGGAGCCAGTGGTGGCGGAGGCGCAGCCAGTTACGTGGATGCCTGGGTCGATTAGGTTGGGTGTCCGCGGGTTCTGTTCGTCCGTCACGCACCGTTCAACCAGTCCATGTCACGTGTCGACCGTCCGCGAAGGGTCCCGTCGTCCGCGAACCAGGGGAGGTGAAAACGATGTTGTGGCGCGGGATGGACCGTGCGGCGAGTGTCTACCCGTACGGCGCTTCCACGTTGGCCGGTCGGTACCGGACATCCGGGTTCAACCAGACCGAGCCGCGAGGATTCATTTCAGGCATATTCTGCTCGTAAAATGGCTCTGACTGCTGTCACGATCGTCGGTCCTATGAGTTCGGCTACTTGACGATTCCACTCATGGTCCCCGAGCTCGGGGACGGCGACCTTCTCGATGGCCGCGTGCACGGCGTTTGCGAATGTGCGTGCGAAGGCTTCATCGTCCTGATGGAGAAGGCTTTGCACGGAGTGCCTGACGCAGGGCCTCCCCACGATCCGTTCCAACTGTTTGAGGGTGCTACAATATCCTATGGCGATTTGTCTGGCCATCTCGTTTGCGATCTCCATTACCTCGGCATGCACGTCCATGCTTGGCACCTGGGCATACATGAACATCCGGGACAGGTGAGCAGTCTGTCTCTGCGTTTCGAAGGACGGACGGCCCCGGGACCAGACCAAGGTGGCACCCGTGTGTGGTACCCGTATATGCGACATGGACTGTCCGCGGACGGTGTGCCACGGACAGTCGGCGTTCGCGAGGTTGGACCCATCCCACCCTGGTGCGTCCCGTCGTCCGTGGACAGGGACCTGGGCGATTTTGGCGGGCGACGGGGCCCCTCACGGACGGTTGATTGAGAGGGATGGGACCTGCGCGAACTTGGCGGACGACGGGACCCTTCGCGGACGGTCGACACGACGCGACATGGAATGGACGCCGGTCTTACGGTGCCTATCTTGGCAGTCGTGATGGTGCTCTAGGTCAGACTGCCATTGACAAGCCCAGCGCTCATGAGACGAGTAAGCTTGGTGGGCAAGTGCAGGCAGTTAGCTCCGAAGGTACGCTTCAATGTCGTCGATGCGACGTGCGAGGTGCCGGAGGTATGCCGCATCAGCGGTGGTCCTACCTCTGTACAGAACCGCTTCCACAGCACGCTGGGTCGAATCACCATACGCTGTGCCAATGTCCTTCCATCTTATGGGATTATCGGATACAGTGTGATCAACTTCATCGGGCCTTGCGCGTCTCCAAGCGTTCACCCCGTCTGTCCTCAAGTATTCGTACTCAGAACCGACTCTTTGAAAAGGCCGAACCATCGTTACGACGATTTCCTTCTGGCTGCGATTGTGTACATTCGTGATGTTCTTTTGGATGGTCATGTGCAGCGGTGTTGTCGTGTCATTGTCATACTCCACTTTGACCACCAAAAATACCTTCTCGTTTTGCACCTGTACCAGCCAATCCCCGATCTTGACATCTTGAATGCCGAAATCCATGGATTCCCCAATGCTTAATGACCACACAGTGACAAAAAAGTTCTTAAGGATCCACAACTTGGCGAACGACGGGATCCGCGGACGGTTGGACGGTGTGCGACGGACGAACAGGACCCGCGGACAGTCGAGAAGCAACCTGCCAATCTTCCATTTCTCGTCAGACGCCGGTTCGGGCTCGCGCTGCTCGCCCAAAATGGAGAAGGATGGATGAATCCGTTATAACCGTCACACACTCATTCTGACCCCATCCATCTTGTCCCCCATTTGTTGGTCAGTCACCATCTTCACCCCCTCCATTTGTGTGTCTGTGTGGTGTTTCTGAGTGGAAATGTCAGAAATATCTCGACGACGCAGTCAGTGCAAGGAGTGCGGCGGGTCGTCCATGTGCGAGCACGGTCGGCAACGCAGTCACTGCAAGGAGTGCAGTGGGTCGTCCATCTGCGAGCACGATCGACATCGGCAGTGTTGCGTCCATTGCAACGGCTCTGCTATGTGTCGAGCGCATGTGCACACCGGCTGCGGTCCGTCCGACGGTTGAACGGTGTGCGACGGACAACGGAACCCGCGGACAGTCGGAGTTCGCGAGGTTGGACCCATCTCACCTTGGCAAGTCCCGTCGTCCGTGGACAGGGACCTGCGCGAACTTCGCGGACGACGGGACCCTTCGCGGACGGTCGACACGACGCGATAGGTCAGACCGCCATTGACAAGCCCAGCGCTCATGAGACGGGTAAGCTTGGTGGGCAAGTGCAGGCAGATCTTATGAAGAGAGGTGAGAAGTAAGTAGGTGCATCGGCTATGAAGCGGATCTGTGTGGATGGAAATGAAAGGTAGAATCCAGTCATTCGGTATCAGCGCAACATTCCTTGATCATTCGATTGTCCTTTTATGGCGAACCGACCAAACCTCACATCCTTCGCCTAGCAGCTCTTCGAACCCTTCTTGTAGATTGACCCAGCCATCATCACTGTGTTGAGAATCTTGAGTGTGAGTAGTAGTGTGCTGACCTGGTCGGAGGCAGCACTGATAACAAACAACGATCTTTTCTGGTTAATCCCACAACACCTGTTGAAGGTAACAGGTGAAACAACATTGGTACACACCTGCCAGTGCGACAGTAGGTGGCAAAATGCTCACAGTTGTTACCGAGGATGTCGTAAATACGTCTTGCATCGGTCTCCTGCCAGGACAGGGCCTCACGTGCACGACCAATAGACTCGGTAAGATGGATGGACGAATCGTCTTCATACTTGACGATGCACACTCTGTCGGTTTTCTCAAGGAAGTCCTCCAGAGTGTCTTCTCGGACGCCTTGACCGTCATTGAGGATGTGGATCACATAGTCCTCGGAAGCACGTCTCCCAGAATAGATTCCGTGGTGCCATATCTTTGACCGACAGGGGTAAGCAAGGTGCACCCCCTCGGGTAGGCCATCATTCCTCTCAAGGACCCGAACGAAAGAGACGAGGCTGAAGTCTTCTTTCGACAGGGGTGCAAGGAGGCTACTTGCTGCGTCGCTTAGTGAGCTGGTACTGGACATGAGAGCGATGACCTGTTTGTCGTACAGCACATCATTTTATTAAGCCTTTTTCAGGCACGCATTGTGGAGATGGATAGATGAGGGTGAGTCAAGCGACGCGCGGCGACAACGATGCACAGAGTGACATTATACGCCAGCGTCGCAAGAAGCAGCGTGACAAACATATGGAAAAAGGCAATGTTGGTTTTTCCGACGCACTTGCCCGTCCAAGGGCAGTGATGATCGTAGTTCTCGATGCACACTTGGCAGTCGGAGCAATGAATCGTTCGTTGCGGTCGGAACGTGGCGCACCGATCGCAGTAGGACCACATCTTGCCTTGACTCGGTGCTTTCGTTACCATGTAACCGACAACCGTACCGGCGTCTCGGAAGAAGAGCAGCAAAAAGGACAGCACTGTGGACGCACTGCCCGCAATGCTCACCGTCACGAGTTCACTATTCACATGTTCTTTCAAGAAGTAGGCCACAAAGCCGGCGGAGACGCCGACGATCGTCACAAGTGTGATGATGGCGTACGACCAGTGCGGACCGATCGAGAGTAATTTGGTGTCGTTATTGTGCGCGGACTCACACAGAATCACCGTTTTGCCCCTCTTTTGTGCCACAAAGTTGACCTTTGGAGGAAGGCATAGCATCATCAAATTGGCCGCATTCAGTGCCCATAGGCTGCGTGCAAGGATGAGGACAGTGAGTAACACGCGCGACGGACGCGTTGGACGTGCAAGAAGGATGGGAAAGCAGGCGCTGAGCACAACCCACAGTGTCCACGACAACATCTTGATGTGACACGAGAAGGAGGCGTCGGCATCCGACGAACTCGTCGTCATGATCGTGACGACAAGAAGGAACAAGCCGACGCAAATGGGGAGTGTAAAGGGTATGTGCGCGAGCGATAAGCGCTGAATACGCAGGTTCCAATAGAGATAAGCGGACGCGGCCAGCAAAGTGGAAGCACATATCAAGACATAGACGATCATGCCGTTCGTGCGCGGCAGAAAGAAAACGTGAAACTTTGACACTGGTGCTGCAGCGCTCGCTGGTTGGCTGGTGGGTTCTGCCATGGTGTCTTTTTTGTTGAGGACACATTTTGTCGTTCTCTAATGCACGGTCACAAAAGTGAAGCAATCACGTCATTCACGACAACGATGCAGTCATGTGCCGGACCATAATGATGACGATTGATCCGTGAACGAAAATGCAGGTCAACATGGCAGACAGGTCCATGACGTCGTCCGTAACGACGTCGATGACGTTTCGCGAGATGAACGAGGAAGAAGAGCGCCTCACTACGTGCTTGGCGCGAAAGCGTCAACGGATCCGCGAACTGATGGCCGAACAAGATCGTGAACTGCATCACGTCGTGGCGCTGCAATCCCAACTGGACGCGCTGAAGCGAGCGAGAGAGGAGAAGATGCTTGCCGCCGCGATTGCAGAGGACCGTGTCGCGGTTCGACGACAAAAGCGACGCGACCGCATCCTCGCCGCCGTCGTCAAGCGCATGCCGCCGACGTCCGTGATTGCCGCCGTCAAGACAGAGAGATAGATGGATACATATTGTAGAGATTACGAAGAATACCGAAAGAAGGAAGGAAACGAAAGCATCATGATTGCTCCGTCGGATTTTCGTTTCCAATGACTTGCTATGCAACATTTCGTGTAGGATCGTTCGATTTACATGCCCGACGCGTGGCGGAAGGTCTGGCTGCGGAACTGGTCCTCCAGGTTCTGGCCCACGCGGTCGCCCTGACGCGCCAGGGCGACGTTGTTCTCCTGCGCCAGTGCGAGCTCGTAGGGGAACGAGTTGCAGCGCATGGTGAGGTTGGAAGGGTTCCAGGTGGAGAAGGAGCCAGTGACCTTTTTGTTCTGCTCCAGTTGGTAATTGCGCTGAAAGGCCTCGTAGCAGTCCATGTTGGTGTCGGCGTCGTGGCACTCCTCGCCGTACAGGTTGGCCTTGTAGCCGGAGGCATCGAGGTTAATGTACGTCATGTACATGGGTCGCAGGTAGTTCTCCACGGCGACGCGGTCCATGGGCAGGCTGCACCCGGCGGTCTTGGTGACGAACGAGTCGGGACTGACTGTGCGTCCGGCGTTGTCAAAGCCCTGCCAGTTGGGGCAGACCATGAGGTCCGAATCTTGGAACCGGGCAGACTGGATCCGGTCGGCGTAGCCTTGATCGACCTTGCAGGTGCGAACAGACTTGTTCAAGCTGAGAGACATGTCGTTTCGTTTGAAAACCGTTTGGGAAAATAAAAAATCCACTGTATCGCTAGCGTCCTGCTCATCATGTCTGACGCACGACGGTGCGTAGCACGGCCAATTCGAGCGGCAGGAAGGCCGTTTCCATCTCTGGCACCGGGATGTTTCGCGGCAGGACGCGCAGGCGGTTGGGACGCACATCGTGCAAGAGGAAATGCGTCCGTGTCAAGACGCGCAGCGACCACACGTCGCACCGCATCGGGTCGCCAAAGACGATGCGCACTTCTTCGCCATTCAGGACATCCAGGAGTTGCACCGTCTTTCGACAAACGCGCATCCCAGCCAAGCGCCACTCCAGCCAACGCTCACCCGTGTCGACCGCCGCACTGAGGACCACGCGCTGATGGCCCGCAGAGAATAGCGCCGTGTCCAAGCGCTCCACGTCCATACGCCGGTTCATACGCCCGCAACGACCCGGCAACAAGGAAATACTGCTTCCCATACCGCCAACCACCGTTTGCCAAGCACCTTCACGTTCTTAACGTGTTGAAAAGTGATGCAGTGACGATCGCAGGTTTCGAAACGACGGAAAGGTTGGGAAACCATCATACTCTCATTATCATCCCATTGATGATTCCGTCACACACTTTCTTTCAGGTCGCTCGCGTGCCGCATCATGGACGACGAGCCTTCGCGAGCTTTGCTGGCACTGGAGGATCGCGTGCGCGCGTCCCTCTGCGGTCTACCGTCGAAACGTTTGCATCCGCACTATCTAGCGCAAGACGTGCATCTTCAACTGGAGAAAGTGCTCGCGTGTGCGCAAACCCTCCTCGACTTGTCCTCTTGCGCTGCTGACGCCGTCCTACGCACCGCGACGCGGCATCCTCATCCGCTCGTGGCAGGCTGCCCAGAGGCCATGGCGCACGCCGTTCACCATTTCCATTCGCACTTTGCTGTCGTTTGGAAACCGCTGATCGACGAAGGCGCCGTCTACTTGGTGAATCGCACGCATAACGGCGTCTTTTATCCACGAAAATGGCACGACGCGCGCGAGACGCATGCCCTCTTGTTTCTGCTGCACGAGTGGCGAGAAGAAGTCGGCGAAAACCTCCACATCCTCGCCTGGGCGCGGGAGCAGTTTGGCACCCAAGCGCCCTTTTTGGAAACGTGGTGGACAGACGCCCTCGCCTCGATACGCTGCTTGGAGAACTGGACCGTCATTCTGTCCACACAGGGCGAAGAAGCCGGTGCAACCGTGTCGCTCCTCCAGCATCCGCTCCTCCCACATCCGGCCTTTTTCGTCACCATCTCTCATACCTGTTATGCCGCACACATGAGCACAGCAGTGCAATCGGGCAATGGTGCGCTATGCGCCTTCTTGCGCCTTACCGACGTAATGAGCAACGTGCAAAACGCAGATGGAGTCGCTACGCGAAAAGCACCGCCGCGCTTGTGCGGAGTTTGAGGCGCACGAACAGCAGCGTCGACGACAAGAGCAGGAGCGCTCCGACGTGAGCATCGTCCGCGTTCGACACCCCGATCCAGACCTCGACGTGATTTGGAAAGACGTCAATCAATGTTTGGCCGTGCAAGAGCGACTCACCAAAGCGGCCAAAGATCGCTGCAACGCACTGGCGGGCCTCTTGCAGCGTATCGACCGCGCACCAGAGCGCTAAGAATCGGTTCATTCATTCACGTGCTCGACGTTGATTGGCGGTACTGTCGATAGAGGATGAATCCGAGAATGACAATGCCGAGCACGATGAAGAGGATGGCGAATGCCATGATGATTGCACTGTGGGATGACGACGACGATGTCGGCTTTTTGCTCGCGACGGCGGCGAGAACGAGACCGCTGGGTGGCGTGGTGGTAGTTGTCGGCAGTGGCGGTGCGCAGCCCGTGGCCGTCACGTTGTTGCTGGTGTCGGTGGCGGTGTTGGTAATGTTCTGGTTGCACGTGTTGGACTGTGTAAAGTTATTGAGCGAGGAGTTGTTGGCGTACAAGTTGTTGACACAACTCGTGAGGTTCGTGCTGGGGCACGTCGGATTGGCGTTGAGAACGGACAGGGACACTTCGTTCTGGGCGCATGGCGGAAAGTTGCACGCCACGGAACTGCTACCGGCGACAATGCCGGGATACTGGTTGTTGAGCGCCGTGTAGAACGTGTTGGAGACCACGGGTGGGTAGAAGCAGCCGCAGATCGGCGGCGCGCTCGGATTGATCGTATACGTGTCGTCGGGAAAGACGGCGTCGGGATTGGTGGGCGCGCTGTAATAGGCTTGGTTGCTGCACTGTGTCGTAAGGACTTGGTAAGCGTCCGACGAACTGGGTAGCGCGCTGTTGATCTGCGACGCCGTGTACCAGTTGGTGCAGGTGCTGTTGGTAAAGGTGCTGTTTTGATTGCAGTAGGCGGTGTAAGCGGCCGGGCAATTGTTGGGATTTTGACCGATCGCTGTGCCGTTGACCGTTCCATTGGCTGTGGATTGGCCGACGCCGCAGTAGGAACTACAAGGCGCGGTGGTGAGGTTACTGGCGTTGGTGCTGCACACGCTCTGCAAGAGGACGCTGAGGTTCTGGTCGTTGGATTGCGCGTAGCCGGACGGCACATTGGACGACGAACTGCCAAAGGCGGTAATGAGTTGCTGCACCTGGGCGGGCGTCGTAATGTCGCTCACGTTGTAGGTGACGGTGTAGTAGACAAAGTTCGGCTGACCGCTGTTCGTGTCAAAGCCTTTGAAGGTAAAGGAAGGCGTCGGCATGCCGTTGCCCATCGGCACGATGGACGCATTGGGCTGGTAGCAGTTGTAGGTGACTTGTGTGTTGTAATTCTGTGGCTTCCCACAAGCGCATTGCCCACAATTGATGTTGGTGCAGTTGAAGTAACTCGCACACCCCTCTCCACTGCACGAACTGCTGCATGTGCAACCCGCGTTGGTTTTGCTGCAACTGTTCCCACAATTTCCTGACGAACTTCCTTTCGTTTGGCTATCCCACAAGTTTCCGAACCATCCCTCGTTGCACCCGGTCCCTGTCAACGAAGCATTGCTCGAAAAGAAGGGTGAATTGTTCGTGCACGACGTGCCCTGGAAGTTACCACTGCAGTTGCCATTGTAGCTGTTAAAGTGGCCCATATTGGATGGGGCCAACGAGGCGGCAAAGGTGAACGACACGGTTCCAGACATGGCGACGGATGCTGTTTTGTTTCAGGCGAAACAAAAAGCGTGTGCGCGTCCATGACGCATCGATTGCGGAATCGACGCACTGCATCCGTTCATCATCATTATATATCCATTAACGCTCGTCTTGTTGTGCGGCAGTGTCAGACGGAGACGACGCGTGCTTCCACGTGAACTTCTGGTTGTTGTTCGAGTCGACGAGGAGCGTGTAGTAAAAGGCCCGTGTCACGAGCACGGTGAAGAGGGACATGACGATTCGCGCGACCAGGCGGGGATAGCTGATCGCCTCCCCGCGCGTCTTCCACGCCACGAGTGCAATGACGGTGGACGGAAGGATAGCCAGCACTGCGAGGACA